GCCATATCCATGAATTCTGGTCGAAGGTTTCCATCAAAAGTTCCAAAATCAGCATCACATCCAATATCACTCTTGAGTTTCATATCATTATAAAGTTGTGCCCATTGGGGGGAGACTGTATTTATTCCTACAGAATGAAACATAAGTCCTTGAAGTTTTGTCCATTCAGTTTTAAATTTTCCCAAATAACGTTTAAGTAATATAACTTTGTCAAAAGGTACATTCTTAAAAATTCTTGGTTTATCAACCTTTGTTAGTGGACGACATTCATCTTTGAGGCAATCTTTATTGATGGAGAGAGTTCTACATCCAAGGAGAGCAAGTCTTTCAGTCTCTGCAATACTATCAAAAAGTTCCACAGTATCAGGATTATTAAAATCAAATTCACGATAGATATTTCCATTAGTATCTTGTTGATATTTAATAAAATGTTCTTTCTTGTGAGCGTGACCTTTACTAGTCTGTGACCATGGAATACCAGCTGAAGTACGCATATCGAGAGGATGAGAATCAGTATCATTAGGATTTCCATTAAGAATTTCATAATTAGATGATATCCCAATATTCAAATCTTCAAATTGTTCAATATAATAACGACTTAGATCAGATTCCATAGATTCTAAGATTGTAGGATCAATGGTATTTTTGAAAATCTTACCATATTTTTCAGTTCTTGTAATGAGTAAATTAGGTCGACCATGGGCATCAAGACGAAGAGTGGATTTATCTTCTACATCACTTGTTGTTAAATGTGCTGGAGCATGTTTTACTTCAAATGAACCATGTAGTGGGTGCTTCTTTATTCCTGTTGATGCTGCAGGTCTGGCAAAATATGAGAGTTCACCTAAGTATTCAAAATTACCTTGAGGTAAGTTTGAAGTAGGGATCAATACTTCTTTGATCTGATCCATTGTATCAATAATAGGAAATTTTGAAAATTTTTGGTCAATGATTAGCTCAGAAAATTCTTCTCTTGCAACAGCTGGAATAATTGAATCAATCAAATTTTTCGTAACAATTGCAGAGTAGGCACAATTTTCAGATCCTACCACATGAAAACCAATAATCTTTTTGAGAATTTGAGTATTGAAAGCAACTAAAACTCCGCCACAATCACCAGCAGAAGTTACAGGGGCTAAAGTTGAAGTAGCTTGAACTTCATATAGTTTTTCATATTGTTTAACTCCAGATCCCTGAAGACAAATTTGCTTGTGATTAACGGCAGATGCTGTAACAAGTTGACAAAGACTAAGAATAGGTAAATGTTGAAGAACATAAATCTTTTCATTAGCAAATTTTAGATATTCATCATCAGTAATAAGATTATTATAAAAACGTTGATTGAAAAGCACACGTTTATCCACAAATTCCCATACAGCTACATCACGTTCATCCTTCTTACCAACAAGAGTCATTGGAATATTCATAGAATTTCCATTAACTATAGTTTCAAAAGAATAAACAGCACTAGAATCATGGGATGTGTGGAGGTGAGCTGGTGTAACAACATATTTTCCAAAGGGATGTCCATGGAGAGTATAACTTTTGGTACCAACCGATCTCTTACATTTTAAAGTTGTTTTAACTACTGCAGAAAAGAGATCACGTGAACCACAATCTAAAGCATGTTGTTCAACCCCAGATGCAATTCTTACAACTTTGATCTTATCTTTT